GTTGATGAACCCCCCGGGGCCCACGGCGGCGCTCTCGCGGTTTTCGTAGAAAAACCCGGCCCGCATCTTGATCCAGGTCTTGATCGGCTCCGGGACGGACGCCGGCGTCGGATAGCCGCAGACGTACTGAATGCGCACCGCCCCGAACTCGTCGCGGCAGTCGTCGGGCCAGTCGTTGTCGTAGCTCGGGAAGATCCGCCCGGGCTCGCTGCGGGCATCCACCGTCAGGGCCGTGGAGGCCATCTGGGTCGTGTTGCCCGCCGTGGTGTCCTCCACGTAGCTCACCACCACGTCGCTCGACGACGTCGAGAGGGGCGCACGGGGGAGCTTGATCTCCTCCTCGTCGCCCGGGAAGGCGTCCAGGGTCATCTCCCAGGTCTGCACCGTCAGGGCCCGGCCCGTCTTCGTCTCGGCCAGGTTCCGGGCGGCCTGCAGCAGGACGGAGAGCATCGAATCCTCCGAGGTGGAGAGGATCCGGAGGTGGTCGCGCAGCTCGGCCACGGAGACGGGCTCGGTCGTCGAGTCGGATATTCGCCGCAGGCTTCGCATGGTCTTTACCTCACGTCGTCGGGTTGGCCAGCAGCTGGATCGGAACCTCGTCGCCCCAGACGATGCCCCGGGTGGAGGCCGCGTCGTAGACGATCAGGGTGCCCTCGTAGCGCCCGGGGCTGATGTGCGTGGCGGCCCCCAGGGCGATCCGGACCTCCCCCGTGTCGTAGCCGGCGGCGGCCCAGGTGATCATCTGGGTGGAGGCCCCTGTCGCCGAGATGAAGGTCGCCCCCAGGACGAGGTCCACCCGGGTGGTGCCCGAGAGGTCCACCGCGCTGCCGTCGGCCTTCAGGATCAGGTCGATCGTGTTGTCGCGCCCGTGCCAGACGCGCTCGACTTCCAGAAGGGCCATATCGCACCCCCTTTATCACTGCACGCCGGCCGTCGAGAGGCCGATGACCACGCTCGAGAGGTTCACCGTGTTCGACGTCGATGGCAGGGCCTGGGTGGCCAGCTCGGTGACGAAGTACAGGGCCGTGGTGCCGCCCACCGTGGTGTAGAGGGCCAGGTGGTCGGCGACCCCCGTGGCCGAGACGGTGATCCCCGTGACGGAGCTCATCACCAGGATAAGTCCCGAGGAGTTGGTGGTGATCGAGAAGATCGCCGTGCTCACCGAGGTCTTGGCCAGGGCGTTGGCTCCGGTCGTGTCGGCCTCGGAGAAGTTTGTCGGGGCGCCCGCGCATAGCGAGATGCTCTTGACGTTGTCCACGAGAAACTGAAGGGACGGGGCCAGTACCGCCGTCGATGCCCACTTGGTCATGGTTCCACCTCCTAGATGTCTTCGATCGTTCTGCGGGCCGTGGCGGAGGAGTAGCTCCGGACGGCGCTTGCCGAGGCCAGGGTGCGGCTCTTCGTCTTTCGCTCCAGGGTAAGGGCGGCCTCGGGATCGATGGCCGCCGCCGTGATCACTCTTGCCTCGCCTGCCGAAAGGGCCAGCACGGCATCCGACGGGTCAAGGTTCTGCCGCTGTACCAGCCCGCCGCCGGAGGCCGAAAGCCGCAAAGCGGCCCCGGATGCCCCAACAGCGTGCGCCTGCGAGAGGCTCCCCTGGCCGGCCGCAATCCCCATCAAGGCGTCCGCGGCCGCGACCCTCGTCGTAACCGTGAAGGACCCCTGCGAGGCCGTCAGGCGGATAACCGAGGCCACGGGGGCCGCCGCGTGGCGCTGCCCCATCGTCGCGGGGGTGGCCGTGAGAATGTTTATGGCCGCCTGCGCCGCAACGCGCTGCGCCTGCGAGACGGAGGCCGGAGAGGCCGTCAGGCGGATAACCGATGCCTCTGCGCCCACCTCGCCCGCGGCCGCCACCGTGGGGACGGAGGCGGTCAAAACAAGCGCCGACGGCTGGACGGCCGATACCTGGCGCTGCGTGACGGAGGCCGGGGAGGCCGTCAGCACCTTGACGGAAGCCGCGGCGCTGACGCGCTGGATCTGGATTATCGACCCCGCGCCCGCCGTGAGGATCAGCGATGTATCCGATGCCGCCACCCCGCCCGTCGCGGAGAGGGTGGTAGGGGTTGCCGTCAGGATCAGGGCCGAAGCCGAGGCGCTTGCCGCCTGGCGCTGGGCAAACGTCGCTCCGGAGGCCGAAAGGGCCATCGAGGCCGATGCCGCCGGGAAACGCTGGGCCTGAACAAAGGAGCCGCCCGTGGCCGAAAGAACGAGGCCCGACGACGCCGGGGCGAACGCCTGGCGCTGGACGATCGCGCCCTGGGAGACGGTCAGCCGGATCGCCGCGCCGGCGGGGGCGGCAAGGTGCGCCTGGGAGGCCGCGGCCTGCGTGGCCGTCAGGCGGATCTGGGCCGCCTGGGCCGAGGCCAGCTGCGCCTGCGTGGCGGCGCCGGACCCCGCGGTCAGCACGAGAGACGCCGCCACGGCCGTCACTGCAATCGCCGCGGCCGGTTTTGGGATCAGGGCCGCGATCTTGCGACGCAGCCGCCAGTCCCATCTGGTGCGGAATACCGCCATTTAGCCGATCTCCTCGAACGCGACGTGCGCATCCACGGCAAAGTCCGTCGCGACGGTGGTTTCCCTTCTCACCACGAGCCGCCCGCCGGGCTTGATGATCGGCCTGCACTCGGGCGTCGGGATCCAGTGGAATCCGTTGAGAACGTTCACGGTTTCTTTGTAGACGTAAGTCAACCCCGTGGCGTTGCTCGAGGCCACCCCGTAAACGTTGCCAGAGCATGTCGTCTGCCCCTGGCAAAGCGGGACGACTGCGCAGGTCGTGCCGACGGCGTTGGTGGTGGCCGCGAAGGCGATGCCCACCGTCATATATTCAGAGGATGTGGAGCGCCCCGTAATGGCGACCTCGTGTACGGCGATCACGTGGCTTGCGCTGCAGAGGATGTGCAGCAGTTCTTTTGCGGCCGTGGAGGCCGTCGTGCCGACGTAGCCGCTGGCAAACATGCGTCCGTAATTCATTTGAAACACCTCCAGATGAGGTTAAACATCGAAAGGCAAAGGCGAAGCAATATGTTCAGGCGTCGGAATGGTACCCGCGTGCCCGCCGCCGCCACATACTCGTAAGCTCCGATGTCCCAGCTTGCCCCGCTGCCGCCCCGGTCCGTGCCCAGGATGTCCGTCTGAAACGCATACGCGGCATCGTTGTAAAGGTTGGCCGCATCGCCTATGACCTCATCGTTGCCGGTCGCGGCAAGGATGCAGTTATTCGCTCCCGTGAACGATACGGTGATATTGTATATTGCGTTTGACCCCGGTGCCGTATCATCATCCCCGGCATTGTTGGTGCTGTCGGCGTGAAAACCGTTTGAATATGCTGTGGTGGTACTGTCCACTAAATTATTTTTGGCCCGACAGGAATTAGACCAATGTCCCAAGATCCCGGTCGTGCAATTTCGCACCGTGTTATTGTAGACATAGTTGGCGTCCGTGTATGCACAATAAATCCCGGTCGTGGCGGTTTCGACAAAATTATTTACAACTACCTGACCCGGGCAGACGCTAACAATGCCGTTTGACATTGCGGTCACGCCGTCACCGCTGGCGACGCATTTTTCGATTAGGATGCCGGTCAGGCTGTAAGAGAAAGAAACCCCATTTGCCGCATAGGTATGATTGCGGACGGCAATGCCGATGACTTTTACATCGCTTTCTTCGACTCTTATTACGGAGCCGGTAGCCCCGCCATTGACGTATAGTCTATACTTGTTTCCGGTCGGGTACGACCCGGCGTGGCGGTAGGATTCAGCGGGGTCCGTCCATATCTTGATGTACTGGGTCGAAGAGGTCGTCCAGCCGTTAATCGTGACGGCCGCAGTATCCGCCGTCCCGCCTGTGCAACGGCACTTGGCGACGGCAATCTCGTCCCGCACCCCGGTCAGGTCGCCCTGCTGCGCCGCTTCCCACGCGGAGAGGCTGGTGTAGTCGGTGCCTGATCCGTTATCGGGGTCGATAATTTTTATAACTTCGGTTGCCATTTAAAGGTTCGCCGTCTCGTCCTCGTTGGTTTTGAGGTTTCGGATATAGGTTTTCACCTGGAGCCAGGTGTAGTCGTAGTCGCCCGCGTAATCCCCGACCTTGATGGTCAGTTCTCCGTTGTCGCGCAGTTTTTTCAGGGCCGCCGTGGGCATGTCATCAAAGCGGAATTTCCACAGGCGGCGGCGGTAAATTGGATAAAATCCCTCCGCATCTGCCGTGCCTTCCCTTTCCTGCTCGAGGTACTTCATCACCCTGTCCACGGAAACGCCGGGGATCTTGATGATGACAAACTTCGGCAGGCACTCCTCGCGTCCCCAGGTATGAGAATCAGGCATCACCACCACGGGCATCCCACGCTTGTAGCAGCCGCGCCGATCCTTCGTGGGGTCGGCATGGGTCGCATCGACTGCCTTTACGAGTATCTGCGCCATGTCACCTCTTCAAAAAATAGATGCACTCTACGGAGCTAACCTGATCACGCTCGGGCCAGCCGGAGCGGCAGGACGAGTAAACGTAAAATTTACGGGGTCGCTCGTCAGCCTCCCCCACACGGCGTCGTCCTTGTACGCCCAGATGGTCAGCGTGTGCTCGCCGGAACCCACCCCGCCGCTGTCGAATCTCAACGCATTAGCGACTGCCGCAGACTCCACCACAGCACCACCATCCACAGAAACAAGGAAGCCGTCAGGAACATTGGTAGTGTAAGGGTCACAAACCACAAACGGGGACGCAGAGGCCGCAGGGCCGAAAGCCAGGACGCACGCAGCCAGGATGCCGAGAAACAGGGCCTTTTTCATTTCGTACCTCCCTCGAAGAAGATCATTTTGATGCAGATCAGCCCCACCACCACCGTCAGCACGGTCTGGGTGTCCGGGGTCAGCGTGTAGCCCATGGACTGCACCCACGCGACCACCTCGCCCACGATGTCCTTGAACAGGGCGATTCCGACCCCGATGAGCCCCAGTGTCCCGGGGAGGGTCGACTTCATATCCTTTAGCCGCTCGATGATGTCGTTCATATCAGCCTCACGGGATCCATGAAGATCCCCAGCTTCGGCATGTCGGCCGGCGTCGGGGCCTCGCCCCCCAGGCCGTAGCACACCGCGCAGTATTCGCTGCAAAAGAGCTTGTTCATTTCCGTACTTACCCGCTTGAGGCACAGCCGCAGGATGCTCTGGTAGTCGTAGGGCGTCCCGATAAAGGACAGGGCGCACTCCCCGACGTGGGAGCGCTTCACCCTGCACTTGTCTTCGTCCAGCGGGTACCACCAGCACCGGCCGTCGTAGTGGGCCAGGCGGGCCGACAGGATGTTCAAGATCACCCCGTCGGCGAGGGCTTCCGTTGTGAAGCGGCGGCCCTCCGTGCCCTCGTACTCCGACAGGCGGATCACGAGGGAGGCGTGACTGTACTCCGACAGGGTGCGCCAGCGGATCGCCTTGCCGACGATGCCGTCGCTCGACCACATCAGCAGGTCGCCCGTCTGCATCTGCCCCTTGACGGAGTTGTAGACGGCCAGGTCGTTCATTTTGCGCTCACCGCGAGGGCCAGGGCGTAGCCCAGCTTGAACCCCTCCATGCCGGCCTTCATCTGGGAGACGTATTGCTTGTAGGCCTCCGTGTCGAGCTGGTTGCCCTTGAAAATGACCAGCTCCGCCACGATGGCCACCTCGGCCGCCAGGGCCGGGTCGTTCTGGTATCCCGCCGCCAGCTTCGCCAGGCCCTCCTGCAGCAGGGCAGAAAGCGCCGGGGCCGTGGTGCCCGTCTCGATCGTCTGGATGATGCCGTCGGCCGCCTTGGCCACGATCTGCGCCGTGGCGGGGTCCTTCTTGCCCATTTCGTAGCCCAGCCGGTGCCCGGCCAGCTTGTAGAGCACGGCCTGCGAGGCGTCGTCGCTTACCTGGATGCCCGCGCAGCCCGCAAGGAACAGGGCCGCCACGAGAACCGCCACCATCTGCATGTGCTTCGTCTTCATTGCTTCAGCCTCCCTTTTGCGTCTTGATCCAGTTGTAGAGCCGGAGGCACCGCAGCAGCAGGGGGAAGGTGTTGTCGCCCGACTTGGTCATGTGCCTCACCATCCGCATCAGCAGGAAGTCCTGCCAGTTGACGGGCGACGCCTTGTTGATGTCCGCCACGTCGTCGAGCCCGAAGTTGAACGAGCAGTCGAAGGCCACGGCGTCCCACGGCCAGGCGAGCTCGTCGGACCCCGCCGGCACCCAGTATCGCTCCAGGGCCCTTTCGACGGCCCCCTCCTCGTCGAGGCTCCGGACGTCGATGTCCGGGTTCCAGCGCTGGGAAAAGCCCCACTTCGTCAGCCCCCCGGGGTCCTTTTTCGACTGCACGAGCCTGCCCCCGCCCTCGAGGCGGTTCAGGACGAAGCGGATCACCCGGTCGGCGTTTTCCCTCATTTCCGTTCCTTCATCTCCCGGCGCTTCTGGTCGTGCCGGATCTCCTGCACCATCTGCTCGATGGAGTCGATCTTCTCGAGCTTGGCGGCCACGTAGTCGAACTTGGTTTCCAGCTTCGTCAGGCGGTTCCCGTCGCTGACGTGGCACTGTGCGCTCCAGGCAACGTAGCCGGCCAGCACCACCGTGGCCGCCCCGATGATGATGTTCCGCACCATTTTCCAGTCGTTCAGCTCACCATTGGCCACAGAGCACCTCCAGAGAGTCCCATGCTATCAGGGCGGCGCCGGTCCAGGCCTGCACCGTCATCACGCAGGCCAGCTGCCACCAGAGAAGGCCCTCGTGGGCCGTGAAACAGGCGAAGAGCACCTACTTCACCTTCTTCCTCGCCCTGCGCCGACCGGCGCTGGCCTGGCGCTCGGGGGCTTCCACGGCCGCCGTTTCGACGGCCGGAATGTCCGCGGGCCCCTGGGGCGCCTCGCGCCCGGCAAGCGGGGCGGGCGCAGGGCGGGGCCCTTCCGGCAGGGGCCGGATGCAGTTGGCCGCGATGAGACGTTGCTCCTCGTCGCGGCCGCCGTTGATGTCGACATGCTCGCCGGGCTGCACGTAGCGGCCCTCGACCTTGTCGCGGAAGACGTTGATGCAGAGGTACTTCGCCATGGTTCAACCCCAGATCTTCTTCTCTTCCCGGGCGCACTCGATGGCGCCGGTGTACTGGTCGTACTTCTTGCGGGCGATCTTGCCCTGCAGGTCGTGCTGCTGCTTGGCCTTGCCGTTTCCCTGGATGTAGCGGTCGAGCTGGGCGGTCAGCTCGGGCCCCGCCATCCCGTCCTGGATGTGCTTCTTGATCCGCTCCAGGGCCTCGATGGCGCCCGCCAGCCGGCTCGAGGTGGTGCTGAAGTTGTTCAGCTCGGCCTCGGCCTGCGCCTGGCGCTGCTGCATGGTGGCGACCATCTCGTCGGTCTTCTTCGCCCAGTCCGCCGCCTGCGGCTCCTCGAAGCCGTAGAGGTTGCGGCACTTCAGCAGGTCTGCCGTGGGCGGGATGTAGACCTTGACGCCCATCCCCGCGGCCCAGCCCAGGAAGAACTCGCACGAGGGGCGCTGCCAGCTGTACTCGTTTTTGCCGCGCAGCTCGCTCGAGACGGCCATGTCCACGCCCCAGACGCCGATCTCCTCGTAGCCCTCGACGATGGCCAGGGCCAGCATGTAGCTGATGGAGTTGGTCAGGTAGCCCTTGGAGATCACCCGGGGCTCGTGCGCCAGCCCCCCGGAGGCGGACCACTTGATGATGGAGGGGTTGGAGAGGTCGATGTCGCCCCCGTCGTCGATCGGGTGGCGGTTGAGCCAGCCGTTGACGGCCGAAAAGGTCCGGAGCACCTTGTCCAGGGGGTAAAGCACCCCGTTGGGCACCTCGGGCCAGAGCCGCTGCATCATCACGGGGATCTTCAGGGCCGCCAGGTCCTTGAGGTAGTCCCCCACGGGCTTGCCCCGGAAGTTGTCCGAGAAGCGGCGCAAAAACTTGCCGTCGTCGGCCTGGTGAATGTAGTGGATCTCGAACCAGCGGGAGAACTTCTCGGGCGGGATCGTGACGTAGAGGTTGTTGACGCCCCAGCAGTCCCAGGCCGGGTCGCCGAAGGGCGCGGAGCTCTTCGAGTCCGCGCACCCGATGATGGCCACCTTCTTCCTTTTGCCTTTCAGCGTTCTCGACATGCCTTCCTCCGTGCGGTGTGAAATTGAAAAAAAGGGGGCGGGCGGCCGGCCCGCCCCCTGGTCGATCAAAGGGGTGCCGGGTTAGGTCCCGACGGCCGTGGCGATGGAGTACGCCCCGGTGAGGCTGGCGGGCTTGTAGGCCCCCTCGCGGATGATGGTCAGCCCCACGGTGAGCGCCGTGGCGATCGTCGAGATATTGACGCGGAAGCCCCGGCTCGTGGAGTTGAGGGCCGAGGGCCGGATCTCCATCATCGACTGGCTCTTGATGTAGGCCGGGGTCATCCCGCCGCCCGTCGAGGTGATGTCGATCGAGGTGTCCGCGCCGTCCTTCACCTCTACCCGCAGCGTAGCCGTGGAGGCCGTGGTGGCCCGCAGGTTGGTGCAGTAGGTATTGATGAGGCTGGTCAGCGAGGTGACGATCGGGTCGGCCCCGCCGGCCGCGGTGGAGCCCGCCGTGGCGCCGAAGGTCTTCGCCGTGGCCGAGACGGCCGTGGAGACGGTGAAGGTCTCGCCGTTGATCACGAGGGTCTCGCCGTCGGTGGTGGCCGTGGTGATCGTGATGAGGGCCACCTTCGCGTCGGTGACGACGGCGGCCGCCGTGGAGCCGAGAACCATGGACGAGGCGGTGATGGCCGCCCCGGCCGAGGTGGAGTCGGCCGCCTGATTGATGGTGACGACGGGCTGCAGGTTGCCGCCGATCGTGGCGTGGGAGACCACGATCAGCGCCTTGTCGTAGCCCACCATGCTGTAGAACTGCGAGGTCGCGCCGACGGCGCTCGTCATGGCGAACGCCTCGGCGTCGATCTTGAGATTCTCTCCGAGTCTATCTTTGATCATGATGTCTTGACCTCCTTTGGGCTCATGATGGCGTTACGGCGTATCCAGGACGACGAAGGGGCTCACGGTGCTGGTCGAGGCGCCCTCGAGCGGGAAGGGCCCCGTCAGCCAGGGCTTGCCGTCGACGTGCCAGGTGATCCGGAAGCAGGTCTCGTCGTTGGAGAAGCGGAAATGCTCGGAAACTGCGACGAAGGGACCCGACCCGTCCTTGATGAGGTAGTAGGACAGATCGTAGAGCCCGAGGTCGCCCTTCGTGCCCAGGGCGGGCAGCCGGTTGACGTAGGCCAGCGGGAAGCCGGCCAGAGCCGCCGGGAGGCCCGCTGCGGCGTTCATCATCCACAGGTTGTTGTTTCCCGTGTCGCGGATGTTGGCCAGCTGCGGGATCGTGGTCTGGTTGGTCAGCCAGATGAGGCTGCCGCCGTAGAGCATCCGGGCGAGCATGCCCACCACGTCGGCAAAGGCGATGGCGTTGGCCCCGGCCCGGTTGTAGGAGATGATCGCGGCGCTGTTGAGGATGCCCAGCGACTGGCTGACCCCGGAGCCGCGCAAAAAGTCGTAGTCCTCCTGGCCGATCATCGCCCGGCGCATCTGCGTCTCGAAGTAGGCCGCCGAGGCCGCCCAGTTGGCGAGCAGCTCGTTGGAGGCCGTCATGTAGGCGATGAGCTTGTGGGGCTCGAGCTTCACCTTGTCGAGCCGCAGGGTGCTCTCGACCGCGGCCGCGCTCTCCTCGGAGTGGTAGACGCGCACGCCGCCGTAGGTGTTGTTGGCGCCCTTCTGGTTGAGGGCCGGCATCGAGATGGCCGAGTCGGGCGGCTCGCCGGCGGGGATGACGGTGGCCCGGGGCCGCACGATGGCCTGGTCCGGGGTGATGGAGAGGATGGTCGGCCGGAACTGCTCCGGCAGGGCGAAGCCGCCCAGGGCGCCCGTGCCCATCTGCTGGAGGCGCTGCTCGGCCTCGGGCGGGGTGAAGCGGGTCTCGCGCAGGCTCGTCAGGCGCGGGTCGGTGCGGTGGGCCGCGAGGCAGTAGAAGAACTCGCCCAGGTCGCGGAACTGGGGCTGCGCCTCCTGGCGCCGCTGGCCCGCGGGAAGGGTGAAACGGGCGTCGGGGTCGGGCTGCCGGTGCGCCTCGACGTCCTTCTCGTGCCGCTGCAGCTTTTCGCAGCGCACGATCTCGGCGTCGAGGTTGTCGGCCTCGGCCTCCCAGCGGCCGTATTCGGCCATCTGCTCGTCCGAGGGGTTCTGCCGGGCCTCTTCGCAGCCCTTGAGCAGCCCCTTCATCTTCTCCACGAGCTCGGCCTTCTTCTGCCGCATCTCTTCAATTCTCTTTTTCAGGTCCATGTGGGTTCTACCTCCTTTTGGCGATCAGGTTGGTCCTCAGTGTCAAAAGCCGAGTGTGGTCGAAGGCCTCCCCGGGCTGGGCCCGCGTCTTCGTCCATTCGTCGTGGCTGCGGAGGGCCACGTCGGTCTCCTTGTAAAAGGGGAACGTCACGGGGCTGACGTCCCAGAGGCGCACCTTCAGCAGCGTGCGCAGGTCCTTGCCCCCCTCGGGGTCGCGGTCCCACTGGTCGGCCAGCGTCTGGAAGCCGAAGCTCATCTGGCTGATGTCGCCCCGGTCGATGGAGACCATCAGGTCGCGGGCCGCCTGGGTGTCGGGCGGGACGTTCTCGATCCAGAGCCCCTTCTCGTCCTCGCGCAGCTTCAGGGTGCCCGACCGGTTGCGCCCCAGGATGAAATCGGGGTTATGGTTGAACAGCATCCGGATGTCGTCCTCGGCGATGCTCGAGGTGAAGGCCCCCGGGGCGATCTGCTCGTAGAACCATCCGCCGTCGCCCACCACGTTGAAGACCGCGGCGTGGCCCACGATCTTGCGGGTGTCGTCGGCGGTCTCCGTGCGCAGCTCGGAGACGATGAAAACGCGGCGCTCCATTTTCTCTTCACTCTTTCGGTGCATCGGGATCCTCCGGGTTGCCTTCCGGGTCGTCGTTTGCGGGGTCGGGGGCAGGTGCGGGGGTGGTGCCGGCCTCGACCATGTTGACGGGCTGCAGGAAGATCTGCCCCTTGCCGTCCGGCAGGGGGTCGAGGTTTTCGAGCTTGCGGATGTCGTCGGCGCAGAGAAACCCCCACTGGCGGCCCTGGGCGTAGGCGTTGTAGCGGGCCCGGATGTCGCCGCGCAGCAGGCCGTCGACGGAAAACTCGACGAAGATCCGCTCCTGGTCCTTTGCGGGGATGATGTGGCGGTTGAAACTCTGCTCGATGCGCTCGCACCAGGGCCGGACGCAGTGGGTGACGAAGGAGAGGAAAAACTGCTCGGCCGAGGCGTAGGTGGCCGTCTTGTCGGGGTGTCCGATCAGCACGCAGGGCACCCGGAAGATCCGGGCGATCTCCTCGACCTGGAACTGCCGGGTCTCCAGAAATTGCGAGTCCTCGTTGGAGACGCCGATGTTCTGCCAGTCCAGTCCGTCCTCGAAGACCATCAGCTGGAAGCGCTTCTCGCCCGTGAACTTCTCGCGCAGGCTCTCGGCGATGTTCTTCGTGGCCGTCTCCTTGTAGCGCCCGGGGATCTTCACGATGCCGGGGCTGCGGGCCCCGTCGCGGAAGAAGGCCGACCCGTGCGCCTCGGCGGCGGCGGCCAGCCCCAGCGCCTCGCGGCATACCGCAATGGGCGACAGGCCCAGCAGGCCGTCCGTCGAGAGGCCCTTGGCGTGCCAGATGGCGTCGGCGGCGTACTCCTTCGACTGGGCGTTGCCGGGGCTGTAGATGTAGACGAGCCTGCCGTCTTCCTTCACCTCGAGCTTCACGGCCGTGGGGTCCAGGGGCAAAAGCTCGGTGACGATGCCGTCCTTCGTTTTGTTCTTGCCCGAGTAGTTGTTGCCCCGCAGGTTCATCAGGGCGGTCAGGGTCTCGAAATACTCGAAGGTGGTCTGGTAGGGGTTGGGGGAGCGGATCAGGTCCGCCACGGGGTGCTGCCCGACGGGCTTCTTGCCGCCGTCGGCGGATCGCTCGTAGACCTTCAGGGGCAGCGAGGCGATCGTCTCGGAGATCACGCGCACGCAGGCGTAGACGGCCGAGATGGCCATGGCGCTCTCGGGGCCCACCTGGACCCCCGCCTTGGTCTTCATCTCGTTGAGCACCTGGACGATCCAGTGATTCGGGTTGCGCACGTCGAGGTTGCGCCGCTCGACGAACCGCTGGACCGCGTTGAGGATCACGCCCATGAAAAAACCCCGCGAGGCTGTTAGTCCTTCACGGGGTTATTGTGACGGGAAAGGCTCGATGGTTTCCCGTCCGCAAGGGTACAAAACGGCACGGAAGTGACGCTTTTATTTATAACAGCGTCCCGCTTCAGTCCGTCGTGCTGGTTATGATCCGGACGATGCAGTCCCGGCGGATCCGCAGCCCGCCGCCGGGCAGCTTCACGCCGTCGATCCGCCCCTCCTGGTGCCATGAGTAAACCGTCTTTTTGCGGACGCTGAAAAAGTCCGCCACTTCGTCGACGCGCAAAAGGGGCTTTTCGGGAAGGCCTGCCGTGCTCATTTCCGAACCTCCTTGCTTCATTCTGCCCTCGTGAAAACGACGTTCTCCGCCCGGATGCCCTCCCGCTGACGGCGCAGCCGGGAGTGGTTCTGCATCTCGTTGAACGGGTTTTCCGTCGTGAAGCCGTTGGTGCGCATCAGGTAATCGATCTCGATGCGGTTGCGGTTCATTTCGACCAGGACGGAGGCCAGATCGCGGCAGGCCAGGATGCGCAGCATCCCGCGCAGCACGTCATACTCGCGGCCGTCGACGTCGATCTTGACGTAGGTCGGAGGGCCGAGAAGGGTCCCGGCAAACCCGTCGCCGGTCGCGCAGGGCCCGATGTGGTTTTCCAGGATCTCGAAGGCCTCGCCCCCCTCGTCGATCGGCAGGCCCACCTGCCCCCCCGAGACGCCCCGGCCCGCCCGGGGGCTGTAGAAGTAGTTGAACCCTTCCTCCCTCCCCAGGGCGGCCAGCACGGGGCGCACGGCGCCGCCGAGGCCGTTGGCCGCGATGTTGCCTTTCAGGGCGACGAAGTTGTCCGGATAGGGCTCGAAGGCGTAGACCTTGACGGTGTCGGGGTGGCGCACCGCGGCGTAGAGGCTGTAGATGCCCACGTTGGCCCCCACGTCCCAGAAGAAGCCGGGGCCGAAAGAATCGATCCAGGCGATGGTCTCGGGCTCCTTCGTCCAGAAGGTGTCGGCCCGCCATTTCTCGAGCTCCGTCTCCCGCGCCATGTTGAAGAGTAGTTTTTTCATTTCTTGTACCTATCAACGGGCCTGAAATAAAGCGTAACCTGCAAGTTGCCTGTTTCTGTATGTATTAATTTATCCTCCTCGGGGATATATTCTGTGATCACATCATTATACCCCTCAAACCTTTCCAGCCTGGTTTTACCCGCCCTGATCATTTTTCTTACTTGCTTGACAAACTCATCAAAAGCAATATCTGGCGGCGTTTTGGGTTCGATGCGCCGTTTTTTCATTTTTTGATCCCCCACATCTCGTCAAAGCAGTGGCCTTTTTCAGCATCGTCCACCGTGACGTCCCCGCGGTCCAGGGGGCCGCCGGGCCAGTCTCCGTGGCACACGCTGGTGATGACAGGGATCGCCACAATATAATCCCGGATCCCGGTCTCCGTCGACGGCACATTGGGACTTGCCGGGCTTGTCTCCGTTGAGCACTTCCAGTAGATCATTTCCGCATCCCCTCCACCTGCCGCAGGCACGGCACCCGGATGTAGGCCGGCCCCTTGCGCATCCGGGCCGCGTACCAGAGCGCCTGGCGCATCTGGATGAAGCCCTGCGGCTCGAGCACCAGCATGCCCGGGATGGTCTTCATGAGGGCCACGTCGTCGAGGCACTCGTGCGTCGGCCCGGGTCCCGCCGGGAGCAGGCCGGCCAGGTGGCCGACATAGATCACCGTGGTGCCCTCGCAGGCGTTGTTGTAGATCTGCTCGTTGGCCCGGCGGCACAAAAAGGCCGCGAAGGAATGCACCACCGGAACCAGCCCCGCCAGGGCCATGCCGCCGGCAGCGCTCACCATGTCCTGCTCGGAGATGCCGAACTCGAAGAACCGCTCGGGAAAGGTGCGCCGCACCTCCTCGAGGCCGCAGTCTCCCGAAAGGTCGGCATCGCAGCAGACCATCTCTGGCATGCTCGCCATCACGGCCGCCAGGGCCGACCCGTAGGCCTCGCGCAGCGCGCCCGCGTCGTCCCGGTAGCCGCGGGAGGGACGCTCGGGCCCGATCCGCGTTTCGAGGTGCGGGATCCGGGCCTTGATCGCGTCCAGGGCCTGCTTGTACTCAACGGGCGTGGGGGCGCCCGCGTGGTAGCGGTTGGTGCCCTCCCAGGGAAGGCCGGCGGACTTCTTTGATCTGATCAGCTTGAACTGCTCCGTCTCCGCCACGGTCATCCCGGGGCTTGTGTCGGCGACGCTTCGATCGCACTGGAAGCCGTTCGCGTCCATCAGGATGACGATTTCCCCGAGACCCTTCCCGTCGATGTTTCGGCAGGCCTCTAGGTTCTGCCCCTCCTGCATCTCCCCGTCGCCCACCATGACGAAGATCCGGCGCTTGCGTCCCGCGAGCCGGTCCGCCAAAGCGATGCCCTGCGCCTTGGAGAGGCCCATGCCGAGGCTGCCCGTGTGCGTGACGATGCCCGGCACCGAAGGGTGCGGGTGGCCGGGAAGGCCGGCGGCGGTGCGGAAGCGGTGGATCTCGGCCTCGGGTATCTTGCCCAGCATCATCAGCACGGCGTACTGCGCCGCGCAGTCGTGGCCCTTGGAGCTGATGAACAGGTCCCCAGGCTGCATCTCGTGGACGTAGAGGCTGTAGACCGTCTCGAGGGCCGAGCAGGCGCTGCCCAGGTGCCCCGAGCCGGCCCGGGTGATCATGTAGAGAATGTTGGCCCGCAGGGCCTCGATGCGCACCTCGTCGGGCTCGTCGATGAACTCCTTGATGGGGTAGTATTCAAGCATGGCCTTCCTCCATCCCCGCCCTGCCCGTCTCCACCAGCCAGCGCGCAAAGAGCAGGTCCAGGGGCGTGTTGATGTCCAGGGCCTCGATCGCATCGTCGACGACGAAGCCCGCGATGTATCGGCCCGTCTCGTTTCGCCACGTCTGCAGCGTGGCCGTGCTGGAAAAGCGGATGTTGGCGCACTGAACGTGCAGCTTCGGCAGCGCCTGGGTGGGGCCGTTGTAGTCCTTCGCCCCGTAACCCGTTTCCCCCTGATAGGGAAGCATGTAGCGCCCGTCGGGCCGCCAGTGCCACATTTTGCCCGGGTGCTCGCCAGCCGGCCGCAGCGTGATCAGGCTGTCGGCCAGCGTCTCCCGGTAGCGCTCCCAGGCCCGGCGGATTGTATCCGCGCTGCGGAAGGGGTTGGTCGGGTAGAGAATTGCAAAGGGGCCCTCGTAGCGCAGCTGCCCGCAGGCGTGGACGAGCCACTCGTAGGTCCGCGACCCGTCGGCGTAGGACTCGGGCCGCAGAAAGGGGACCTCGGCCCCGCGGTTGCCGGCGATCTGGGCGATCTCGGCCGAGTCAGTCGAGCAGATCAGCCGGGAGAATACGCCGGAAGCCTCGGCCGCCCGGATCGTCCAGGCGATCAGTGGCAGGCCCCCCAGGGGCTGGATGTTTTTCAGCGGGATCCGCTCGCTGCCCCCGCGTGCGGGAATGAAGGCGATTGGTTTCAAATTTTTATCTCCATTCGCACCAGAAAAGTTCTCTTAAATTCAGAAACTGTTGAAACGTCAAGATGGTTGATAAATATGTCGATTTCCTTGACTATGAGATCCCAAACGGTTGCGTTTTGATCTACCACAGCGTCCACCCTCCCCCCACAAAAAGCGGGTAGTCATAGGGCACCGTCGCCGCGCAGCAAGTGAGAAACTCCCGGGTGAAATCCTCGGGCCGCAGCATGCGCCCCGTGGGGATCTTGCCGGAATATTTCTGCTTGAAGGCCTCGTCCTGCCTGCCCTCGACGGCCGAAAGGGCCAGCATGTTGACCGCAACGCCCCGCGAGGCGTATCGGACGGCGCAATTCTTGACGAGGTTCCACAGGGCCGCCTTGCTCGAGCCGTAGGCGCAGGGCTTGTCGAAGGGCGCCTCGTAGTTGCGGTGATCGGCCGCCACGAAGCCCAGCATGGAGCCGACGACCACGATGTTGCCCCGGCCGCGGGTCAGCATGCCCGGAGAAAAAACCTTGATGGCGTTGACCGCGCCAAGCCAGTTGACCCGCATGATCTTCTCGGCGTTTCCGAAAAAGCTCGCGTCGGATCCCGGCGGGTTGTCGATGGCGGCGTTATAGACCAGGATCGAAACGTCGTTGCCCGTGCCGTCGATAAGGACCCGGGCCCGCATCAGCTGGTCGATGTCCGCTACATCCGCGTTGAAGGCGGTTGGGCTTTCCTTGTCGATGTGCAGCACCCGGGCGCCCGCCTCCTGCAGGGCCGAGCACCAGACTGGTCCAAGGTTCCCCGAGGTGCCGATGACCACGGCCGTGCGGCCGCTGATTCCGTTGCTCATCGCGCCCTCCATTCCCCGCAGGCCCAGCTGGGGTCGACCACCGGGAAATTGAAGAAGCTCTGGATCTGCTCGTCCGTCCCGGTCGCCGTCGGGTCTCCGGCCAGCACCGTGTTGTAGATTTTCGTAAATGCCGTCATCTGCGGCGGCCAGCGCCGGCAGAGCAGCTGCTTCATCTGCGGGTTCATGAATCCGTGCCTGCAGGTTCCGCAATTCATAATTTCGCCTCCCCTTTTTTGATCAGGTTCTGGATCTCGATGATCTTCGCCAGGATGATGGCCAGCGTCACCGCGATGCAGGTCAGCATGAAGTCTTGAAAACTAAGCACAGTCTCCCTCCTGGAAAGCCGTGTCCGTCGATAGATGGGTAACCGCGATTTTCCCGATCACGTCCTGCAGCCGCGATGGCGGCAGGCCGTCGGCCGGGGCCTTGATCGTCACGTCGAGGGGCTCGATGACCTTTCCCTTCGGAATGAATCCGGCGGGCCAGATGCTTTTGCCCATTTTCCAGACAAATCCCCGCCGCTCCTCGGGCAGCACCGCCTTGATCCCGTCGCCCATGATTTCCGGGCAGCGGCGCAGGTCGGTGCAGAGCTTCTCGAGGGCCCCGGGCTCCAGGCTGTACTTGTGATCGGTCCCCCGGTTGGCCCGCGAGAGGGTGAAGTGGACCTCGAAGATCCGGGCGCCCTGGCTCCAGGCCAGCAGGTTCGGAAAGACGGCCGGGTGATGCGACGAGAAACCCACCACGGTGTCCGGGTACGCACGGCGCAAATGGTCGATTACCCGCAAATTGAGCTGCCCGTCCTGGTTGGGGTATGTGCTGACGCAGTGCAGGAGGGCCGCGGGGGCCTTGGCATCCCACAGGGCGGCCATGGCCGTCTCGATCTGCTCGAGATCCGCCCCGCCCGTCGAGAGGATCACGGGCTTGCCGATGGCGGCCGCCCGGTAAAGAAGCGGTAGGTTGGTCACGTCGCAGCTGGCGATCTTCACGGCGTCGATGCCCACGGTTGCCAGGAAGTCCGCGCTGGGCTCGTCAAAGGCCGAGCAGATGAAGGCGATGCCCAGTTCGCGGCACTCGTCGGCCACGGCCAGATATTCCTTGCGGCCGAACCAGTCGAGGGCGTCGCGGTGCTTGCCGTAGGTCTCGCCGTAGGCCTCCTCGGAGTTGTAGGGCTGCATGTAAAGGGCCTTGGTAAACATCGCCCGGTTGTCGCGCTTCTGGAGCTTCACGGCGTCGGCCCCGCAGTGGGCCGCCACGCGGATCATCTCCAGGCAGAGTTGAAAGTCGCCCATGTGATTCGCGCCGAGCTCGGCGATCACGTAGGGCGGCAGATCGTCCCTGATCGGCCGGCCGTTGATGACAATCATTCGCATGCCTTCCCCCTCAGTCGATGGTTATGACGCCCCGCTCGTCATAGACTGACTCGGCCTTGTTGCGGGTGGCCCGGTCGATGGCCATAATCATGGCCACCACTCCGTCGATCTTTTCGCTGCTCTTTTCCTTGTCGGGCTTGAGGTTGCCCGCCGGATCCTGGCGGACCACCACGTTGGAGATCATCCAGGTCAGCACGGGGTTATCGCCGTGGGCGATCTCGCCGGCCAGGATCATTTTCTCGAGCTCCTTGGTCGGGGCGCTCATCGAGGCCCATCCCTGCCCGATCTGCACCATGAACTTCTCGCCGCCGATCTCCTGGATGTCCTGGGCGATCTTCGCCGACCCCCAGCGGTCGAAGCCGATGTCGCGCAGGTCGTAGGTCTCGTAGTCCTGCTTGACGTCGTTGATGATCCAGCTGTAATCGACGACGTTCCCGGGGGTGGCCGTGATGAACCCCTGGCGCACCCAGACGTCATAGGGCACCCGGTCGCGCCGCACCCGCCCCTCGATGTTGTCCTGGGGAATGTAGAACTTGCAGGCCACCCGGTACTTGTCGCCCTCCGTCTCGGGAGGAAAGACCTTGACCCAGGCCGTGACGTCGATGGAGCTCGACAGGTCGAGGCCGCCGTAGCAGATCCGGCCCCGCAGGCCCTCGGCGTCCACGTGGCCCCCGCAGGCCTTCCAGGCCTCGAGCGGGATCCACCGCGTCACCGACTCGGTCCAGATGTCCATGTGGAGCCGCAGAAAGGCGTTGAGGGCCGATGGGACCTGCTTGGCCTTCTCGGCCTTGCGCTTCAGGTCGTCGTACTTGACGGAGATGCCCAGGTTGGGGTTGGCCTTGATCCAGTTTTTCTCGTCCTCCCAGTCATCGCCCTCGTCCAGGGTGTAAATGATTCCGAAGTAGGTGTCGTCGACGATCACCCCCTCGAGGATCTTCTCGGTGTACTGGTGCTGCTCCCAGCAGATCGAATGCCGGTCGAAGCCGGCCGTCGTGATGGCCATCTGCAGCGGCTGGCGCCTGGAGCCAGTGGCCGTCTCGAGCACGTCCCATACGCGGCGATCCTTGTGGGCGTGCAGCTCGTCGATGAGGGCCGCGTGGACGTTGAGGCCGTCCATGGAATCGGCGTCGGCCCCCAGGGGCTCGAACTTGCAGGCCGTGTCGGCAATGTGCAGGTTGTCCTTGAAGACGTTGATCCGCCGGCGAAGCGCAGGCGAGCTCTTCACCATCCGAGTCGCTTCGCCGTGGCTGATGCGGGCCTGGTCGCGCTTTGTGGCCGCGGTGTAGACCTCGGCCCCCGGCTCTCCGTCCGGGTAGAATAAATAGAGCCCGATGCCGGCCAACAGCGTGGTCTTGCCGTTTTTCCGGGCCACCTCGAGGTAGGCCGTCCGGAACCGACGGGTGCCGTCCTGGCGCTTCCAGCCGAAGATCACCCAGATCACGAACTGCTGCCAGGGCTCCAGGACAAATACCTGCCCGGCCCACTCCCCCTTGGAATGCTTGAGAAACTGGTAGAAGTCGATGGCGTGCTGGCCGGCGTCGTCGTCAAAATAGATGTCCGAACGACGCCCCTTTGTCGCATCATCCAGGTCGCGCATGTGCCTGGCCACGGCCAGCTTCACCCACCTGCAGGCCTGGATCCGCCCCGCGGCGATGTCCTCGACATACTGGTGCACCGGGTGGGTGCTATGCTTTCGTGCCACCGACAACCGACAACCCATTTGACGTTTCCTTTTTGCGCATGAACTGCTCGAGCGGATCTTCCGGCTCCGTCTCCACTTTCAGGCGGGCACGGCTCGACGGGTCCATGCCCAGCAAAGTGCCATACTGGCGGTGCTCGCTGAGCAGCTTCTCCAGGCGCAGCACCTTCGGGTTTGCGGAAATGCCTCGATCTGTCTCAATTGTGTAGCCCTCGTCCTTGATCTCCTTGGCCAGGGTGATCAGCTGGGCCCCGATGTAGCTTCGGTTGGCCAGCACGCTCGTCTCCGCCTCGGTGATTAAACCCATACGTTTGAGGATCTTAGATTCCCGGCGCCACTCCTTCACGGCCTCCGGAAATTCTTTAAGCCACTTCGGCATCGAAGGAATACCGGATGGTGGCTTCGGCTCGTTTTTGTTAAGCCGACGCTTTCCGGGATTCCCTTCGAGCTTTTTCTTTGCAGTTGGCTTGTTTTTTCGTCCTCTCATGTTTGAATTACGCCATTTTTGCTGAAAATTTAATTTCGCGGACGCACGAAGATGGGCTAGCCGCGGTTTTCATTTGTCAGGCTGTGAAGATTCACACCCCCCTACCCTTCGCGCTCGCGTGCGCTCTTTGCGTTGTGATGTTCGATACATAAGGGCTGCCAGTTTCTGGTGTCCCAGAACAGGTCCTCGTCCCCGCGGTGCGGTATGATATGGTCGACCACGACGGCCGCCTTGCTGATCCCCAGCTTTGTGCATTCTGCGCACAGTGGGTGAATGCGCAAGTAGGACGCGCGGGCTCGGCGCCATCGCGCATCGTATCCGCGCTCGGTCGATGTGCCCCTGTCCGCATCGTAGAGCCGCTGCTGTTGCCTGCCATGGTCAGCGCACCTCGAGGATCCAGGCTCTGCGAAGTTCTGGCACGTTGGCACCACGCACTGCCTCAATGGGGCTTTTGGCATCCTGTTCCCCCTGGGCTCATTCCTAGCCGCTGCAGTGCCTGCCGGTCCTCCGCAGGGTCCATCGAGCGGAAGCATGCAAGGCAGACCTTCATGCCCCTGATCAGGACCGTGTCGTCGCAGGGCTGGTCGCACTTGTCGCAGCGGTCCTTCGGTTTCCTGCGTGCAGGGGGGCCCGGCTGATCTTGCCCCTGCACCCGCGGGGCCTTGTCCTGGGCACGGGACAGCCAGCCGTTGAGGAAACGCTCGCAGTCCTTCTTCCGGTTCTTCGGGTTGGCCTTCTGCCAGGCGGCGGCCCGCAGGATCTGCGTCCTCACGTCGATGGCCGGGTAGGCCTTCGCCCATTGCTCGAGGTGCTCCTGCGTGACATCGACGAACTCGTGTCGATCCCAGCAGAAGAAAATCTTTTTCTTTTCTTTCTTCTCTTCTTGTTGTTTATCTGTATTTACTCCTTCTTCTTCTGTGGAAAGCGTGACATCCGTGTGACATGATTGCTTTTCACGCCTCATTTTCTGCCTAAGTCGCGCATTTTCCTTTGCTTTCTCTTCTCTGACCATGCGCCTGTTTTCTATTGTGACAATCGCGTGACGAAGGCGTGATTCGGGCGTGACATCTTGCGTGACATCGTCGTGACAGATGGTCACATCGCAGAAATTCGTGAGGCGGGCCTCGTTTATGAAAAGCAGGATGTCGTCGGTCGTGGCCCCCACCAGGCCCACGATCTGGTCGATCGTGCCTTTGATCACGCCGCGCTGCGGGGCCGCGCGCATGAAGCAAAGCAAATCCATCCAGATGCCCCTGGTTGAAGCGCTGGTCATGCGCAGCTGGGGGTCAGTGATCCAGGCCCTTGTGTCAAATTGAATGATCGGATCCCTTGCCATCATGGCCTCCCTATTTCACCGCGGTGGATGCGCCAGCACCAGGCCAGATTGCACCGTCAGCTCGATGCGGGGGTTGTCCTTGTCGTGGTACTTGCGCACACCGTCCCACGCCACGATCTGGCCGTCGTCGCCCCACAGAAAGCCCTGAAGGGCGTCGGCGATTGATTCCTGGCAGCCATGCAGATCCGGCTCCGGGCCCCTATAGAAGACGTGGCACCGGGTGACCGCGCAGGGCCACGCCGGGATCAGGGGAAGCTTCGCATCCGGCATCAGCTGCCTGAACTGCCAGCGGACATCACGCTCCCAGCGGGTATAGGCATCACTTGGCACCAGCCGCCTTCTGGTGCCGCACATCTTCAGCTGCTTGCTGTTCTTCTTGCTCCGGATGTTTCCGTGCAGGACTAGGCGGATCTCGTTCACTATTTCACCCTCCTCAGCTTCCCCATCTTCTCTTGCTCCTCGTCGGCCTCTCCCGCGATGGCGCAGAGGGACCAGACGACGAACGATGCCAGGGTCCAGGCCAATGTCAGGGTCCAGGGGTTGATGAAGTCGGTCATGGCGTCCTCCCGCACTTCAGGCATTTGTAGAGACGGACATATTCACCCGTCGCCATGGAGTTCTTCGTGTAGCCGTGGTAGGTGAGCCGCTTTGCCAGCCCCGCCTTTTTCTTCCGGGCCTTGCACTCCGCCTCTGTCAGCAGGCACCTGTACGCCTCGCAGCGGACCATGGGGGTGTTCGCCATGAACGCGGCCACCTGTTCGTCCGGGGTGTTGGGGCGGCACTTCAACTTCATGTGCCAGGGGCCGTCCTCGGGCCGGCGGGGGATGGTCATGAAACGCGCTCCTGGAAAGGGGTTGGGGGTTATTGCCTTTAATAACCTTTTGTAACGTTTGCTAAGAATCGGGGTTTGAATTAGACTTTTTGCAACGACCG